TGCTGTAGGGAAACTTATCCCTCGATTGTTTGCCCATGATGATATCTTCACCCTGTGAACCCATAGGTCTGCTTTCTAAATCTTCTTCATCTAATCCTAGTAGGTCTACCAGCATCTGCCTGAACTTCTGCTGTAATAACCTACCCTTTTGTTTTGCTGATTGTGGCCTCATGTATTGTCCTTATTAAAATGGTGATTCCTCCCATACTGATTTATCTTCAGGTAAGTCCACCAAGCTGACATCATACACCTTCTTACCGTTTGTCTTCCTAGGCTCTATGCCATGGTCTGTTAATACTCTGCTTGCATCCTTGAAGTCTATGTTGCGAGGATTGCGTATACCCAATGCTCGTAATAAAGCAGTGAGTTGCCATGCTATCTTCTCTGTATCCAATGCATCAAAGTCTACATGTTGCAGTAATAAGTCCTCGACAGCACCTTGAGTCCTGAATCCCTCGTTAGACTCTTGGAGCATCTCTCGTTCTTCTGTTGTCAGATACCAATTCTTTACACCCGGCTGATAGAGTGTTGCCTTTACCTCAGCCCACATCTGTTGCATGTCGATGCCGTGGTGTGGGTCGATGTCTGTCACCTTGATACACCAGAACCTTCTGTTACCACTACCGTCCATTAAGAACTCTGGCTCATTGACCGATGCAAAGAAAGCTGTGCGTCTTTGATAATTAGTAAAGCTTCTGTCGTAAGGCAAACGCATTTCATCAGACCTTGATGTGATAAACGCCTTCAACTGATTGATGTCTGCTTTCTTAAAGGTAGACTCCAGCTCTCCTAGCTCTACTATCCAATGACTGACTGCTTTTTTTACTGAGTCTTTATCTTTAGGGTCAAGCGTTGCACCTTCACACAGCCAACCCCTGTTAAAATCCGCCAATCGCTTAAACCACAGCGTCTTCCCTAATCCCTGTGACCCTTGGAACACTAACAGTCCTTCTAATGCCACGCCACCTTCCTCAAAAGCAGCGGCCACACATGAAAGCAACCACTTCTTCATCAACATGTTCTTTAAGGTAACGTCCTTGCTTTTGACCGTGTTGCAGAAGTCATCGATTCTACTAACACCGTCCCAAGGCTTTGAGTCTATCCACTGTGCAACCGGGTTGACTTCTTTGGCTATTATTTTCATAGCATCTCTGACTCGTTGATGCGGTACAAAGTTCTTGATACATAAGTTCTCTACTTCTACCAAGAGTGCCTCATCTTTTAAATCGCTAATCGGCTTGAAGTTGGGTATCTCTATGTCGATGCGTTTTTTAATCACATCGTAATAACATTCAATCCCATGACTCTTCATCAATGCTTCATAGTTATCAGTAGTAGCCATAATCCTGCCGTTGGATGTTTTCTCAAACTCTACCAACTCTGGAACCTCTACCTTCTTCTCTATTAACTCACCGCTAATCGCCATTTGGTCGTTGAAGTCCATGCCTTCTTCTTCAGGCATGACTACTTCTGCGTTTGTTATTTGTGCTGCAGCGATAGCTTTATCTTTACCAACATCGTTCTCATCGTTGTCTGCATAGATGATAAATTCTTTATTCGGTAATGCTTCTGACAGCTTCTTTGATACGCTGAGCATATTACCTGCGTTAAAGCATACTATCATCGGTATTTGCTTTTGTTCGTAAACCGTCATACAAGTCGCATAGCCCTCACCTATACCAACCTTTGTTGCTTCTTTTAAATGTTTGGTTCCTACTATAAAGAAACAACCGCCTGTTTTACCACCGCTAAGAAATCGTTTACCGCCATTGGTATCAATCATCTGCAGGCTCCACAGCTTACCTGTCTCATCCATGATTGGGATAATCAGCTTACCCTTATATTCTCGTAAAGAATGGGATGCAACACCCTTACTAAGTAAGTACGGATGAGAGTCGCAGGGCAGTGCTACATCCCAAATCATTTTGGCTTTTTCTGATACCTTCAGCCATTTTTGTTCTTGGTCTAATCGTGCTTCTTCTTTGAATCGTGCTAAGGCTTCTGTGTCTACCTTTCCTGCCTTAACCCCTGACATTTTAAAGTTGTGCGTCTGTCCTGTTCGATAATCAGACGCAAATCCAACAGGTGTGCCGTAGTTGTCATAAAAAGCATAGTAGCCAGATAAGGCTCGTTTGTTGTTTATAACCGTGTAGGCTCTTTGGGGTTTGACCGGATTGATTTCTACCGGGTCTTTGCGTTCTAATCCGTGGTTCTCTAAAAACCTCTCAAACCTATGTATTGCATCGGTTGTGAGTGGTTTTGTAAAATCTTTATTATTGCCCTGTACATTTTTTATTCCCATACTTGCTCTCTCATCTTTTATTCTATATTATGTTCTATTGAATACCTTACAATATAGAATAATGTGAGGGAGATAACAAGAACTTTATAAATATTTTTTATTACAGGAGATAATTATGGCACTAACAATTAGTGAATCAGGTGGAGGAACCTTCGAACAAGCACCCAAAGGTATGCACAATGCAACCTGTTACAGGCTTGTTGATGTGGGAACACATGAAGAAACCTTTGAGGGGGAATCTAAAAAACGACACAGCATTTTTATTTATTGGGAGCTGAACGATGCCAAGATGGAAGACGGACAACCCTTTTCTATCATGAAGCAATACACGCTGTCTTTAAATGAAAAGTCTGCACTTTATAAAGACTTATGTGCATGGCGTAAAAAACAATTTACCCAAGAAGAGTTAGGCGGCTTTGACTTAACTAATATTCTTGGTGTGACCTGTGATTTAGATATCGGTGAGACTAGCACAGGTAAATCCAAAGTGGTTGCCGTTTATAGTCCTGACGGTGGTGCAAAGAAGGCACCGACAGTCAATGAGCAGATTGCTTTCGATATCGATGAATACGTTGCAGGCAACAAAGACATGATTGGGCTTTGGGTAGATTTACCTGCGTGGATTCAAACAAAAATTGATGAGTCTTTTGAAGTAAAAGCAAGAGACAGCAAAAGAGCAGCAGAAAAACCAAGCGGTGACTTTGAATCCTTAGAGTCTTTGAGTGAAGAGAAAGATAAGATGTTCCCTTCTCCTGAAGAACTTAAAGAAGACGACTTACCCTTTTAACAGTTTGGCTGTTGGGTTCGCCATTTTTCATATTTTTTTATGGACTCCTATTTATTGTGAATCTGACAGCCTTTTAATATTATGAATAATATAGTTGAATTAAAAATCAAAACAGAAATCAAAGAAGGCGTGTACCAAGACATGCCTTTTTCTCAGTACAACGAATTAGATGCTATTAGGTCACACGACTTAACATCTTTTACCAAAGACCCTTACACTTGGAAGTATGAAGAAAAGCCAGATAGCGAAGCTTCATTCTTTGTTGAGGGTAGATTGCAACATTGTTTATTTTTAGAGCCACACGTCTTTCACGATGAGTTTGTGGTTGCACCAAAAGTAGATAGAAGAACCAAAGCTGGTAAGGCTGAATACGAAGACTTCCTTGCTTCAGTGAACGATAGAAGTGTCGTAACCCAAGATTTATACGATGCATGTCAAGAGAGAGTTGAGGTCTTAGATGCCTTTAGACCACAAGCCAAAGACTCTACTGAAGTTAGTATTGTCTTTGATTATTACGGCAATCGCTGTAAAGCCCGGTTCGATATGATACAAAACAATGTGATAGTAGACCTGAAGACCTGCCGTGACGCTAGTCCCAAAGGTTTCAAACAAGCCATCAAGTCTTATGGTTATCACCAACAGGCCGCTTTTTATCTTGATGCTGCAGCTTCTGCAGGTATGACAGAGGTAGACAGGTTTCACTTTCTAGCCATATCTAAACAGCACCCCTATCCTTATGCTGTCTATGAGCTAAGCGATGAAGCCATTGAATACGGCAGAGCTTTGAACGAGAAAGCAATCGACCAGATGAAGTTTTGTGAGCAGACAGGTATCTATACACCTTTTAACTTACACAACAAAATCATTGAGATAGGTATTAGTGATTTGTAAGGAGAAGAGCTTGAGTCCCATAAGTCCCCCCCACCAAGGATTACTCAAGCTCAGACCCTGCTTGTGAAAGCACCAGAACACGACCACATGTATTGGGCAGAACAGGCTGCTCAATACAACACCCAAGCAGAACGAGAAGACTTCTTAAAGTCTGAAGGCTTTACCAACCAACAACGTATTGATTGTATCTTGCACCTAGCTGTAAGTTACTTACCTGCTCGTATGTACAATCTGTCAAATAAATTAATTGCCGCTGCTTGGCACGACCTGCCAAATGATACTGCAAAGACTATGTTCGCTGTGGGTATAAAATCTTATAAAAGAAAGTACAACACATAGTCGGAAATAATGAATGAAAAAAAAGAACTATGTGTCGCACCTTCATCACATGCTTATGGAATGAGCTGTGATTTTAACTGTTTTCCTCTGCAATAATAATTGCACCATCCACTTTGATGTCAGTAAAGTTTAAGCCACTGACCTCTTCCTTGTTGACTTTAAATATTACATCACGAACCAACAACCTCATCAATGCTGCCTTTTGATACAAGTTTAATCTTGCATAGGTTTCTATAATTTCCTCTCCTGTAAGTCTACTTGCGTTTTGCAAGACATCCTCACCTTTCTTTTTGAATAATGACATGTTTCCTCTCTATTTTATTTTTTTTGTTTATCTCTTGTATCTTTTCAAGATGCTCTAGTATTCTGAACTCTTTTTCTAACTGCTCGTTTACTAATTCTTGTTTTTCCTTTTCTGTTCTCATAATACTCCTATTATATAGATAACCATGCCACATGTAAGCAATGCAAAGACCGAAGTCCAATACATCTTCTCGTCATCTCTCATGGTTGTTGTTCTCCCTAATATCATTAGCCATGTTCAGCCAATCGACATCTATCTCGTCCTTTTTGTTGTCAATTCTGTACATGACGAAAGCATAGAACTCTCGCCATGTGTTATCAATCCAACGGTCTAGTCTTTGGAAGAAAGCTTTTATCATGCTACCTCCAACATTGAATCAATATATTTAGCCACTATCTCTTCTCCCACTATGTAAGTGTACATGTTGACTATCTGCTCAGGATTGCTGAAGTCTGTCAGCACTTGACCAAAGTTATTGTCCTCGTATGCTTTTATAATATCGATGACATTAAAAGCTTCAGCACCTAACCACTTCCTAGCTTTCTCTGTGCCTATGATGTAATAGTCTTGGTTAAACGCCATGTCATGCAGTTCATCAAGCCACCTGTTAGGATAGTTCTCGACAAGGTAATCTTTGTTCTCTGCAAGAAAGTTATCAAAGTGTGCCTGTATCTCTTCTTGCTTAAACATTGGCTACTCCCTGTGCATATTTAATAGCTTGATAGATATTCTGTGCTTCTTGGTCATCGAATGTTTTAAAAGGTATTTTCTTTTCAAAGCGACCTGAAAAACCTTCTACCAATTTGATATCGTCACCTATACCATCTTCAAACTTTCTGATGATAAGTCTTTTACCTTCGTTGCTCTTGGTGAAGTAGATGGTAGTTAATTTACATTTCTTACCTAAATACTTTACATCTTTGGTTGTTGTTTTTACTGCTTCCATTATCTCATCTCCTTATTTTTTTGGTCTGTTTTTTCTATGTAGTCAAGTTCAGCTTGAGTAAAGACATTCCACAGATACATCACTTGCTCTTCTGTATAACTGTCTAGTTCTCTTTTTCTTTCTTCTGTAAGTATTGTTCTCATTACGCCACCTCTATCTCTTCTACATTTAAACATCTTCCAAAGGTGTCTTTATAGTTTACTGTTGCATAACCTCTTAAAACATCTTTACCCTGCCAATCTTTTTGCACTTGCTTTATCTCATATATTTCAGTAAGTGCATACTCTCCAACACCTCTTAAAAAAGAAGGGTTTTCTAGCAATTCTTTTTTGTATTTAACTTTTTTACCTAAGAACTTACCAAGTTCAAGGTTGTCAGTGATTGTTGACATTTTAAATTTATTTGCCAAACCACTTTCGGTCAAATCTTTATGTAATTTATTCATATCGTTTCTCCTATTTATTTGATATACCTATATTATACACAGCTAACATTTATTATCAACACTTTTCAACACTTTATTTACATTTTTTTTACGGCAGTATTTCATAGACATAACCTCTTACTGACCTAGGTTTCTTTAATGCTATCTCATGCAAATTGCCTTTTACTTTTTTGGTAAGGTCCCAAAATGTATCTCTGCCGGGGTCTGCTATAAGTATTGGACACTTGGCTTCTTTGACTAACTTCTGTATGTTGCCAACGTGTTGTTCCCAATAACAAATGTCACAACCAATAATTAAATCTATCTTGTCAAAAACAACCTCAGGTAAATCTTTGTAATCCATGTATAAGACTTCAACGCTTGTCTTGTTGTATTTATTCACCACATCAACAAAAGGTTTGGTGTTTACATCTATGTCTATGCCACCACAATCAATGCCTTGCTTCTGTAAGTAAGCCAAAACCACACCCCAACCACAACCAATGTCTATTGCTGTTTTGACTTTAGATAAGTTATACCGTGATAAGAAATCTATGATAGTAATAGAAGAGTTCCAGACTTTGTTACCATGACTGATTGGTTTTTTGGTTTGTCGCTTAATCTTCTTGATATCCCTATCGGTAGATAATGGAATTTTTATGTTGTGAATTGATTTCATGGTGTTAAAATATATTACATTAAGTTATAATTAACAGCAACCAATTACGGAGTTTTACATGGGTGATTACAATAAGGGTTACAGAACGCTTACAGTTGACTTAGAAACATACAAAATGCTTGAAGAAATTTGTAGCTCAGAGAGAAGAAAAAAGATTGACCAAATACGATTAATGGTTGAGAACAACCACAAAGAAGTTATAAAAGAAGAAGACTAACCTAAGCCACCAATCCCACTTTTATTCATCAACCTTTCAGCCAACTCTCTATCTTTAGGGTTAGGCAAGATAGTTTCTGAAATCATAGACTCAGGCGTTACCGCAGTTGCAGGTGGCACTATGGGTATGTTTGATGGTGTGAAACTGTTTAGTGCGTTATCGATTTGTGTAGAGAGATTTTCTTTTTCTGCATCTCTTCTCTCCATTTCTCTTTCTAGTGCTTGACCTTCGTATGGTCTTTGTGACTCTCCAGTGATTGCTTCATAACCCTCACCTATAGCCCTAGCACCTGCTTGACCACCAAGATAACCAAGCTCTGATAAATAGTTATACGCCTCGTCTATAGATTTACTTGCATCTGGGTCGAACAATACGTCAGCCAAAGCTTTGTAGTAAGACTCAGCTTGCTTAATAGATATGTTTCTTACAATCTCATCACCAACTTGACCTGTTGCTATTCTCCCGGGCAATCTAATAGTCGCTAATATTGCTTTTAATGTACTTGCACCAAGATTACCTGTCTCACTCATAAGCTCTTTTTCTAAGGCAGCAAGTGGTTGTGTTGGTGAGCCACTCTTTGCAACGGAGAAAGCCCTACCCACCAAATCCATTAGTTTACTTAGCTGTGCTGTTTCTTCTGGCTCAAGCAGTGAATTGACCATCTTTTGTGCATTGGGTGTTTGAAAGAACTTTTGAAAGTTAGGCAGTCCTTCATCTACCGTTGCTTTAGTAAAATCATCTAATGTTTGTAAAAAGTATTCTTTTTTAATTTCTTGAAATGCAAGTGGGTCAACATTTTGTAATTGTGTTTTAGCTGTACGCAAAGCTGACTCTGAAGCTCTTGGGTTAAATAATACCTTTAATGCTTTAGCTGATTGCTCGTCTTTAACAAGCTTAGCCATAGAAGATATGATACCTCTTTCGTATGCAAGAATGTTTGGTTGGGTTGGGTCATATACTTTACGAGCATTAGCATAAACACCGTCAGATGCTTCGTCCATGTTCTTAGTCATTGCTATTTTGATATCGTTTAAAACCTTTTTGGTGTAAGGACTAGCGTTTTGTATTAAGTTACCAATAGAACCTGAACGTCTTTGATGCATGTCCATTAAGTCTGTTATTAAGTTATCATCAGCATCAAACATCAATGCTTTGTATTGCTCAAGTCCTGCTTTAACATCAGGGTCTAATCTTCTATTGGCCAACTTACTGTCTATCATCTTTACAATGCTGTCTGCATCAAACTGTATGCGTTCAGGTGCATTTTCTAGCTGGTCATATATAACCTTAGCCCTAGCCTTTCTAGTTGCGTGTATGTCGTCTAAAGCCTTTTGTGATATTTCTTGTATGACTCTACCTATATCATCAGTTGCTTTTACATTACCAAGACCGTCTGCAAAGTTGGTTATAGCCTCTCTTATTCTTGCGTTTCTATTATTGTAAAAGTTAAATATTTTTTCGGTATCAGCCTGTCTATTTAAGAAATGCTGAATACTTCTAGCCTTAGTACCAATAGCCGAAGCTTCTGCAGGAGTAAGTTCAAAGCCAAGCTTTCTTGCCTCATCTATAATTTCTGACTCACCTTTTCTTAAATTTAACAAATAATTAAGCGTATCTTCTTTGCCTGTAAATTTATTAATAATTTGTCTTGCTGGCCCAGCACCAAAAGGTATAGCTGAAAAACCACTAGATATTAATAAATCTTTGTGTGCCGCTGATACCTCTTCAGGAGGTAAATTGTAAAAGCCTTCTATACCTAGCTCTCTAATTGCCCTAGCACCACCACCTGCTAAGTAATTTCCACCAAAACCGCCTGCAGCAGTAGTACCTAAAACGGTAAGCCCTGCAACCAATGGATTTTTAGTTACTGGTATAGGTGATTTAGCGACCATTCTTAAACCTTGCTTGAAACCCTTTTTAGCACCCTTTAGCCCACCGTATAAATCAGCAGCAAAAGTACCTGCAGGAACTATATTGGGATATATGTATTTATTGCTAAAATTGCCTAGAACACCTGCATCTGTTGGTAACTTAAATTCTTTTGAATATCTAACACCGTTTTTCTTAAAGTCACCTTTGGGGTCTTCGTAATACAAATCATTATCTATGTAAATATATCGGTACGGAGCCAATGGGTCGTTAGGAAATCTTTGGCTTGCTAAATAATCTATTTCAGAATCTTCATCAAAAAAAAGGCTAGACTTAATAGTTTTAGAAATATAATCAGAATTTATTTCTTGATTCTTTTCTTCTTCCTTTTTTAAGGCTGCTAATCTTTCCTCGTATGACTGTGCCATCTATTCACCCATCTGGTCTAATAGACGTTGTAATTCTTCTTTTCTTTCAGCTGTAGTATCAGGGCTTGCCATTTCTCTCATTATGTCAGCTCTAAGTTTAGCCATTGAATCTTGTTGTTGTTCGTCTTGCACCTGTCTTTGTATACGCAAATAATTACTGTTTACCTCGTTATAGGTATCTTTGTCAGCAATGCTTTCAAGTTGTTGCTTTTCAGCATCTGTCTGAAATAATTTGTTTTCAGGTTTTTCTTTAAACTCTTTTTTAAACTTAGCAAACTCAGCATTTATTTCAGAAATAGATTTACCTTGTAGTTCTACTTGTTTTGCCTGCCATTCTGCATTGTATTTTTCTGTAAGCTCAGCAATTCTGTCCATATAACCTAGCATTTCCATATAACCTTGATAGGTTGAACCTAGTGTTGGTGAAGCTGCAAAAAATATTTCCATTTCTTTGTTAGATATAGCACCCTTAGTTTTACCAACCAAAGCCATAACAAAACCAATACTTGTTTGTGTCAAGGCTTGTTGTGTAGCAAGTTTATCTACGTCAACCAAATTATCAAAACCTAAACCTGCTATTATATTTCTCATACCCATCGTTAAGTCTTCTGTAGCACCAAAACCATCAGGTCCTAATTCTTGAGCTAAGCTTCTAGCAATACCCACTTGGTCACGCAGAGCAGTTGCTGCATCAGCTTCTTCTTGCCACTTAGCTTCAGCGTCTGCAATATTTGCAGCACGTCTTTTGTCAAGCTCGTTACCTGCACCCTGTAAGTTAATATTAGTGCTTGCTTTATCTAATACAACGGCACCAAATCCTAACAGCTCATTTATGTAGGGGTCGTTTGCTTTTAATGTTGTTTTGTCTCTAAAAGGAACACCGGTTTGTGTGTTTATAATAGGTTTACCATCTGGACCAACAGAATCTACTAACATTGACGTATCAAGCGTAATAGTCTTAATGTCTTTATTAGCCATATCAATCATCTTCAAGGCATAATCGTTCAAATATTTTTGTGCTTGCCTTTCATCGGTAATAGCTAATTCCATAGCTTTCATTGCTACAGCCTCTTCTTCTTTACGTTTTTGTTCTCTTCTTTTAGCTATCTCTTCACTTAATGATTGAAAGCCCATACCTAAGCCACGACCTATGGATGGGAATTTTTCTGCTTGTTGTGCTAATAATCCTGCACCGAGTTTACTTGCTACGTCATAAAAACTTACAGGCTGTGATGGTGTTCTTAATGCAGATAGTCTGCTTTGATACTTGTCAAAACTTGTATCAAAGGTATCTTTTTTCGCATCAACGTCACCGCCTTCTTGGTAGCCCATTAACGAAGATATGCCCATTCTGCTTATTGTCATTATGTACCTGTTGGTTGTGCATAGTAATTAGTCTGTGGCGGATTAAAGAAACTTCCTAAGCCACCCAAAGCACTTAATCCTGCACCTAAGCCTGTTTGTAAAGCTGAAGGTGGCACGCCAAATGTTGTAGCTGTTTGACTAAATCCTGCAGGAACCGATTGTACAAATGGTAGTAACGATTGCATTTGTTGCATCGGAGCCATTTGATATTGCATAGCGTTAGCTCTAGCAGCGTCTAGCTGTGCTTGTCTTTGTCCTTGTGTTAATCCACCTATTCCTAATGACCTTTGTATATCAGCTTGTGCGGCTTGCTGTGCTTGTGTTCCTAGTCCTTGCATAGCAGAACCTACTCCAAACTGTGCTTGTTGTCTTTGTTGTGCTATCTGGGCTTCTGTGCCACCAAGCTGTCCAAATTGACCTGCGAGTGCCTGTTGACCTGCTAAAGCTTGTTGTCCTGCTTGTGATAATGCTTGTTGTCCTGCTTGACCGTAACCTGCAAGCGTAGAACCAAGTCCTCTCATGCCTGCTGCTCTTTGTCCGGCTACATTGGCTAAACTACCACCAAGCCCGGTTAAAGCTTGTTGCTGTCTGCCAAATTCACCCATTGCAGCTTGTTGTGCTTGTTGGAAGCCTCTGCTTCTTATACCTCCTAGAGCTTCACCTAAGCCTCTTCCTAAGGCTTCTTGTCTTTCTGTGGCTCCAAGCCTTGCTCGTGAACCAAAAGCTGATTCACCGCCTCTACCGATATCGGAAGCTCTAGCTGCAATATCTTCTTTTGCACCGGCTTCCATAATGTCTTTTCTTGTTTGCTCTACAACGGCTTGTTCGTATGGGTCATAGAATTGTTGAGTCATGCTAGGGTCAAACCTACCTGTACCACCTCTTCTTAAAAAGTCACTAGCTTCTCCCAAACCTCTACCAAACTCTCTCTCGGCTCCTCTGGCAATACCTGAGGCCTCGCCTAAGCCACCGAATAAAGATTCTAAACCTTGCTCTCTGAAGCCCTGTGCTTGTCCCACACCACCTGCAACAGCACCTAAAGCCTCTCTACCAAGCCCTCTCGCTGTGTCTGTACCTCTAAAAAGGTCTTGTAGTCCTGCCCTATAGGCACCACCTGCTTCTTCTAAATACGGAGTTTGTATGCCTGTGGCTTCTCTTGATAGCTGTATAGCTCTTTGTTGGTCAGGAGATAATCCTGCAATTTGTTGTGCTGCAACAATTGGATTACCTTCTGCATCAAAAAATGCTCTATTACTAGCTTGAAATGCTTGTTGTAAAAAACCGGGTCTGTATGATTCTGTACCCGGTATTCCAGAGCCATAGAATAATTCTCTTGTAGCAGGGTCTAGCGTTCTAAACTGCTGCTGTACGTCTAAGGCAATAGGTCCTTGTTCTTCAGCCATTATGCCATGCTCCCAAAGTGTTCCATTAATTTATACATTACTCTTGTTCCGCCGTCACGACTTGGGTCGCCGTTAGGAGTTAGAGTAACGATACCGTTGTTTGTGTTCATATCAAACGAACCAGCACCTTTTACAGCTTTGGCTGTCATTACAAACTCACCGTCAGATAACATTGCAGGTATATCATCCGATGTTTCTGTTCCCGGGCCGTCTATTTGTCCGTCTTTTGGTGGGAAGTCTGCAGGATTTATTGGTGGCTCTCCGCCGTCTTTCATCTCTACAACACCACCTTCTGCAAAAGCCATAATACCGTTATGGTCGCCATCTGCTTGATTGTATATAGCACCACCCATAGCTGCTTGTCTTGGCTTACCGCCTTCTAATATAGGCATGCCTTCGCCTGTTAAACCGTATTCAACTCTGCTAGGCATTGCTTCGCCTTTTTGTCTTGCTATCTCAGCGGCTATATTATATCTACCTAATTGGTCCATAGTTGTAAGTGGTGTCAATGGTACGCCTTTGTTCTTTTTGGCTTCTTCATAAGCTAATTTACCTACTAAACCTGCTAGTCCTGCAATACCCAAGTTACCTAAACCACCTGATTTACTATCACCACCGCCCAATATACCACCCAACATACCGCCTTCTCTTACAGGGTCGCTTGACTTACCTTTCAAAAAGTCTTCGATTAAACCAATTCTGCTTTGTCCGGGTGTGCCTCCACCAAGTATGCCTCTTAAAAAGTTTCCTAAACCACCGCTACTTGGTTGTGTTTGTGTGCCTCGTACTTGTGCTAATACCTCTGCAGGTGTGTACAATTTGCCGTCTTTTTCTAGCATGCCTGACTCACCCTTGATAGTGTAGTTTTTACTTATAAAGTCCATCTCTTCAGGACTAGGCATATCACTTGAACTTGGCTGATAGCTAACATCCATCATGCCTTCACCACCCATATAGTCTACAGGTTGCTCACCACCACTAAACATACCGAAATAACCTTGCTTTTGGTCGTCTGCATATTGTTTCGCCATTCTTTTACCATATTCTAGTGGATTAAATTTGCCATCTATACTACCTATTCCTGTAAAAGCTTTACCAAAACCACCGCCAATGTCTCTAAATTTTCCTGATGTGATAGATTTTAAAGCACCGTCTTTACCAAATACTTTTTGACTACCACCTGCAAAAACAGTCATTAAGTCACCAATACCGCCTTCGCCCTTGGCAAGTTTTAACGCAGCACTACCTTTTTGATAGACAGCAGCAAAAGGTTGCCACGGTCCGGGTATAATCGCTGCAACAGGTGCTATCTTTTTAACAACCTTCTTAAGGCTTTTTGCTACCTTTTTAAAGAAACCAAACTCAGGATTACCTGTAATTGGATTAATTGACATTTCACCGCCGACAGTATACTCATTAGGGTCTAAGCCCACTTGCATCATTTCTCTTTCTAGTCTTTGTCTGGTTTCAGGCGTAATTACAGGTGGAACCACCATTTCTCCTGCTGCAACGTGTGCTAAATAGTTATCTTCATCTCTGCCTAGTCTTGCTATTCCTTGGCCGCTATTGTCAATTCTATTCATCATTTCAAAATTTTACCCTATTTTCTGTAGGTTTTACCAACTCTTTACATAAATTCTTTCATATAATCTCTTGTCTCGTCTTTACATACAAGCCAAAAAACTAATAAATACCTGTCTCCACTTTTAACAGGCAGTCCTCTATGCATGTGAGTTAGGCTTGGAAATATTAAAGCATTGCCTGTAGGCAAAGGCTCAACAATCCCTTTACGCATAAACTCAGTACCACCGCCTTCATAATCTCCTGTATTCAGGGGTACTACTATACTTATATCAGAACTAGCATCGTGATGCCATGCTCCTTGTTTTTTATCTCTTAAATTGTAATTAGCTATCTGTATGTTACCACCTGTAACACACCTGTTCCAAATGCTTAGCAATATTGGATTAATAACCCTATCAACCACCTGCATCAGCGAATGATATAGCTGTGGACACTTTTCATATAAAACAATCTCTGGTATCTGTCTCAGCTCGTCCTCTTCTTGATTTGGCTCAAAACCAAAATGTTTGGTCATATTGTGCATTTCATCAATTAATAAAGTACAAAACTCTTGTGAGAATAAAGGTACTGTATGCACATCCTTTAACGGTTCTTTGATGATATTATTTAAAGGAAGGTTGTCTAGTGAATCTAGCTTTTCATTATAAAAGTCACCTAATATAGGCAATGTTTCTTTAGTTTTAGCTAGTGTTTCTTTTTCTACAAACCAATCTGAAGCAAAGCCAAGTAAAAGATTTTTAAGCTCATACTCTAATTCAGCCTTGGTTTGTGCCAACATAAGCTTATTGTGGTGCTACTAATGAAACCGCCATCATAAAGTCATCCATATCAAAGTCAGGCTCTTGACTTAATACCTGTATTAATCTCTCTACAGCTTGTCTTGATATCTCTGAATCAAGTGGGTTGTTGAGTATAGCCATAACCTCTGCTTCAAATCCTGCTTCAACCAAGGGCATAAATATCTCTTGCATAGCTTGTTCTTTAGACATTTGTATTTCAGCCATACCTTCTTGTTGCGACATTTGTGCCATACCGCTTTCTTGTGGCATCTCAGCCATACCGCCTTCTTGAAAACGCATAGGTCTTTGATTTGACTCTACATTTTTTAGTAAATTATTTATTCTTTCTCTTAAATCTGCCATTTTGCTTCCTATGTTATGTTAACTGATATGTCGCCACCTGTAATCACTGAAACAGTGCCTAAGCTTGTAGTAGCTTCATAACCTGCAGTATTTGGATTTTCTGTTAAATCTATCCAACTATTGCCACTATATACCTGTAATACGTTCAGCGTTGTATTCCATATTACATCACCTTGTAAAAAATTCAATTCTGCTACTTCTGTAGCGTTAAACCTAGGTGTTCTATTTGGGTCAAATTGACCTAAATTAATTTCTAAAACCCTTACAAGCCTATTAAAAACCTCAGGGCTTACCTCTTGCATTGCTAAAGGCAGCCTACTTGGTAAAAGCTTAGCCATTATCTTCTACCGTCAGGGTTTATATCTAACCTTGTATATCCAAGTCTCCACTTATAACCTGTTCTGTTATCAACAGCAGCATCATCATCACTTTGTAATCTCAGTACAGCTTGTCTACCTCTTGCTCTTACATGTACTTGGTCTGTGTTATTTGATATATCTGTAGTTGCTCTCGTTGTTAACGAATCGCCCGGTGCATTTCTAGTTTTTAGCAACATGTTTATTTGTGGAACTCCGGATTCAACATTGGTGCCGTAAAATTTAACATCAGGTATCATTCTTCTTATGAAAGTAAAGCTGTTACCTTCTTGCAAATCAAAGTCTGAACTTTCAATAAAGACACCATCCATAGGAGAACCGTCAGCGTCATCACCGTCTTCTTGGTTATATATGTAATTGTTTGCTGTAGCTAATGGCTTACCAAACACGTTTTGGTCAATCCAAGCAGTTCTTACTAATTGACCGATAGACCATACGCCCTCTAAGTAATTGTAAATAACATACCTTGATATTTCTTCTGTACCATCGCTTTCAGCCGGGTAAAACCACCAAACCTCATTGTATTCTTTATTTAATACCGCAAAGACCTTAAAGGCTTGTCCTAGGTCTAAATCTTCTTGTACATAGCTTAAAACGCTGCAAGGCAGTTTTTGTACCGAACCTGTATAAGAGTAAAAACCATCATCACCCATCCAAAATACGCCGTTAGGTGCGTTAATGGCTGCATTAGGTCCAATCATACCTGTGCCTTCATTAATTAAATTAACTGCAAATGTAAGCGGTGGTCCAACAAACTGCATGCTATACATAGATGTATCAGTCCAAATGAGTATTTCCTGTCTTGCTCTTAAACCGCCTCGTATCTCACTACCTGCTGATAATCTGACAGAACCTGCTGTGTTAGTAGTTTGTGGTTCCCATTCGGTAATAGTTTCTTGGTCTGAGAAAGCAACAAGCATTGGGTCAGAACTGCCTGACCTTGCACCTCCTACTATTGGGTCAGCACCTAACACGATAACGTGTCTGTCGATATCACTGACAATGCTTTGTAGTCCTAAGGTTGGTGCTAAGTTAGCACCTGACAAAGATGTAATGTTTACAGCTCTAGTGCTTGTGCCGTTTGATTCATCCCAATAAAATATACCACCGCCTCTAGGGTGCAATATCAAATCTTCACCAAAGTTATCAGAAGACCATAATCTTAGTTGGTTTGTAAAAGAAATGCTTGAGGATGAACCGTAAGCACCTTGACCCCAATTACCAGAACCAAAACCTGTTGATTGAACAAAATTATCTAAGCCAACATTAAGCTGATAAGCAGCATCTGTGGCACTACCGCCGTTACCTGTGTCGCTACTATTTGCAGTAGCAGTAGCTGTAAACGTATAGGTATCAGCAGACGGCACAGAGGTAATCTCATACTCTTGGTTTAAAACCACTGCTGTTATATTGCCGCCTAAAGATACTGCTGAACTAAAAGTAACAAAGTCACCTAATACAGCACCATGAGATGAATCAGTCGCTGTTATAGTTGCAGAGCCGTCAGTTGCTGCAAAGGTTACGCTGTTAGTGGTGTTTTTTCTAATTGGCGTAATATCATTTATGCCGTTACCTTCTGCTATGTATGCTTTTTTATGTGTGCCTACAAAAAGATATTTATTACCTTCTATAGATATCCACGGAAACAGATTACGAGCTGTGCCAAGAAAAGTAGATTCAATGAACTTTGTCCATCCACCTATTTTTTCTACAAAACCCTTACGAAATCTAACAAGAGAACCATCAAACCAACCTCCTGCGTTGGTGTAGCTTGTTCCTTCTCTATCTATTCCTGCTTTAAATTGAAACTTTGCAAACGGCATGTTTCATCTTTTAAGCTATTCTTATTATAGCTGTCGAAGCCGCTTTTGCTGGAAATACAATAGTAAAGTCACCTGCTGTGGATGTTTTGTCTCCACCAAAGTCAATTGTTGCTACAGACTTATTTGAGTCACTTGAGTTATATATCATACAACCTCTAGCTGTAATTGTAGCTGTACTAAAAGTTAAGTCACTAAAATCAGTTACCGCTGTTGTGCCTGTAGAAGACGGAGTTACGTTTGTAAGGTTTGCACCGCCTGAGGTATAGTTTGTGCCACTAGCTTGACCTGTAGTAGTAAAAGCTGTTGTTGTAGCACCCAAAGTAGCTGAACTTGTATACAAAGCTAATTTAAAAGTGTCTCCACTTGAATTAGTAAAATTGTGTGTTCCTGTTAATAGCTCTACTTTAAAGCTGGTTGTTAATGTTGATGATATTGCCATATTAAATACCTTTTATAATTTTTGCTAAATCCTCACTACCTCCTGCAGATAAATCCTGAATCAGGGTAGCTTTATATGATTTTATAGCATTTTCAATATATATCAAACATACTTTATAAATTAAATCTCTATAAGCTCTAGCCTGTGCTTTAACGTGTTGCTCATTATCGTCAGAAACACCGACAATTTTATCTGTTAATTGTTCTGCCCAGAACTCAGGCGGATGACCGCCGAACTTAGTAGTAGCGACCTCAACCATTCCAAGTTCAGGCACTCCATCAGGTGTTATTTTTATTACCATTTTTCTGGCTCCGGTGGTTGTAAATGACTATCATACCTATCTGCCATTTGTGGCAGTATTTGTTTTTTTTGTACTTTAAGTTCACTCATTTTTTTAACCTCCATGCCATCTTTACCTGCTACAGGTATATATGGGTCTGCAAGCCTATGGTAGCCATACAATCTTTGTTGTCCGGGTATATTAGTATCAAGCAAAGTGCTGCTTGATGCTACCTCTACCTGTATACCTTTTTCCATACATTTTACTAACCAAAACTCCACACAAGCTCTGCCTGCTTCTGCAAAATAAAGATTGTTTTTATAAGTAAAATCTATTCCAAAAAGTTTTATGTTTGATACATCGTTCCAATATGCGAAGGCTACAGCATAAGCAACAGTATTGTTTAAGTAATGACAATTGGTTGCTTTTACTATTTCTTGTATTGGGTATTCAACAAGGTTTTTACACCTTGCATCGTTTTCACAGGTATAAATTGGCTTGTTATGATTTGTGAGCAGTTCTTTCATGCAACCAGTTTGGCCGCCTGCATCTTGTGTATCTAAAAACCTACTAGGTGGGTCCATCATAAATACTCTGTCGTGAAATATTACAGAAGCTACTGCGTTTATAGCCCACACCTCATCAAAATGTACGCTATGCGATTTAGCCATATTATAGTCAAACCAGCTTTTACCTAGTCCAACAATGGCAACGGTTTTACCGTTAAGTTTTTTTATTGGTTTCATTTTCTCTCTCTCTATTTGAAACTTATGTTACATTTGTTCTTAGTGAATCATACCTCATTTCATCCCTAGTATCTCGTCCTTCTCCTAGGTTTTTAAGTCGTAATAACCCTTCTTTAAATCTAGCCTCATATAACCCAATTTCTGCTGGGTCTAGTTTTAAAAATATTGCACCCTCTAATAAACAACCGTATAACAGGGTGTCAGGTGCTTCTGTTGATAAATATGTTGTACCTGAGTCACTACCTGTAGTTAAAGATACAGGTTTAGCCAAGTAATGCAGCTCCATAGAATAGTTTGCGTCAGGAACAGGAGCTATCTCAAATGTTGTTTGGTCAAATATGGCATAGTATCTTGGTTTGCCTCTTGTTGTTGTATCAGAAACGTACTCTTTAATAAAAGAATTATGCTTTAAATCTAAGTAATCATAGTTATTAGAACTTATAACAGCCAAAGAAAAGGGTGCTAAAAAATCGTTTGGTGTAGTTAAAAATCTATTATCTTGCGAGACATTACCTGATACATTCTTTCTTTGGTCAGGTATTTGTACTGCTTTGAGTATTCTTTCTTCTGCTTGTTCAATAAAAGTATTTAGATTATTAACAAATGTAGTTTCATCTGTTTCTAAATAATCTTGTATCGCAGTTTTTAATGTAGCTAATGTAAAACTCATGATGTTGTTATTGTAACTGTACCTAAAGCACTTGTCATGCTGTCAGGTATTGTTAGCTTTGTACCTATAATACCTAAATCATAATTAGTATATACAATGAAACTCGTTGGCGAAACACTTATATCAGGTCTTGGCTCTCTTACTGCTTGTGGGTCTGCTACGTTAGTAACAGGTTCTAGTTGTGGATGTTTGGTTTCATAGCACTCAGGACAGGTTTTTAAACCGTTCCATTCTTTGCGAAGTTCTCTTAAGCCGTATCTAAAACCACACCTATCGCAAATACCATAAGCGTTTTTGTTAGAAGCAAAAGCCATTATGCAATATTGTAATTTGAAATATCAGGCGTGATTCTTAATGATGCTCTATCTTCATCAGCATCCAAAGCTCTTTGGAACTCTTCTTCGTATATTTGTTTTAGTAAGCCTGTTCTTTCAGGGTTTTTCTTTATTGATATGTAGTATGCAAGACCTGCAGCCAAACAAGGATAAAACCTAAACGGCATTTGCAAAGTATTTGTTGCCGCATCTACGTCATCCATTCTTGTTAATACGTTTAAATGTACTGTGTATTTGCTTGTTTCATCAGGTGTAGGGTACACGCTGATTGTTGGTGATATTTGTTTGTCTACAAAGAATTGAAGTGGCTGTCCTTGTGTAGATTTATTCGGTACAGCAGAATATTCGCTTCTTGAAAGTCTTGTCATCTGTATGTCTGAGTTTTCAGAGTTTACAGTTTGTCTCACAAAAGCATCTAGCACATCAATAGCCGCTGTGCTAACAGAAGAATCTACGTTATAAGTTGTTGTGCCTTCTACCATAGCAATAGTCTTTTCTTGTATGGTCCATTGGTTTAATCCACGGTTTGCCCACTCAGCAAGTAATAAATTAAGACTTCTTCTTGCAGTTCTTAAATCGTAAGCCGTTCTAAGCTCTAAGCCACATCGTTCAAATGCTTCTTCAATGTAATCAGCTACATCTAATTCAAAGTCTTTTGAGCCTGAAACTGCCATAATTTACTTTTTAAGCTTACCGCCTCTACCAAGCTTTTTAACTCCTGATTTAGCTACGCCACCCATACGTTTTTTCATAACTCCTGATTTGGCTGAAGCACCACCGCCTCTACCAAATTTTTTAACGCCTGCTTTTGGCATACCGCCCATACCAAGCTTGACAACACCTGACTTCATAGTAGCATCGCCACCACCTGCCATTTTTACAACACTGCTGTCTTTCATGGATTTGGCTATTTCAGCTTTGTCTTTTTTAGATAGACTGCCTACTAATTTTTTTAATCCTTTTAATTTAGCCATTATCTGCTCCTTCTATTTAAAATGTTCTGGTAATCTTCGCGATTCCAATTCTTATAATAACCTATTTTTTCTAATCTTTCAGATGCTTTATTTAATTCATCTAATTTTTGCATAAAAACCATATTATAGCTATCTGCAAAATGTGGCTCAAAATCCTCTTGTGGCACCACCGTCTTTTCTTCATGGTCTTGATGAAAACCCATAACCCATAAGTTTTTAGGGTTTAAGAAGTTATTAAGCAAAGATATTCTGCTGTCAAAGTTGGGTGCATCAATATCCATGTTTAGGTCACAATATATAATCACGTCTTTGTCTATAGGAAAGTTTTGGCTTATTTCTACAAAATCAGACCAATATTCACACTTAGATAGTACAACATCAACCCTATCTGATTCCCATGTTTTTTTTGCGTATGGGCATATAGGGTCATCTGTTTCTAAAACTTCTTTTGACCAATCACGAACCTCTTGTTCTACTAATTTTTGTGTTATCACTTTTTTTTTGTAAAGGTTTTTACATTAGTTGGTTTACCGCCAACACCTTGTTTTTTAGCTCTCTTTCTTGTTACAGCTGAACGCTTTTCACCTTTAGACATGCGGTTTGCGGTAGCCTTTGGTACACATTTTGGATATTTTCTTTTAGAGCCTTTGGCTTTTTTTCTACCGCATTTTTCGTAGCCTCCACCTTTTTTAGGCGAGCCTATGTCAACCCATTCTTCAGAAAACCACTTACCTAAACCCATTATCTACCACGCATTTTGGTGACCTTTCTTCTAGGCTCCATTACAGCACCACATCCTCTTGCTATAAAACCACCATTACCTTTTTCAATAATACCGCCTGTAGCAGCCTTTTTTGCACCTTTATATTTGCCACCCATTTTTTTGTATTCACTAACCATATAAGCATTTGCGTAAGCTGAAGGATATACGTCAAACTTTGCCTTAGCCTTGGCTTTAGCTTTTGCGTATAGGGATGGATTTGCTACGTTATCTGGTGTTTTTGATTTAGCCATGATTACCTCGTTTTCTTTCTTCTTCTTTTTTTTGCTTTGCTTAGTGCAATAGCAATAGCTTGGTTTCTTGGCTTACCTTCTTTTCTAAGTATGCCTATGTTTTTGCTTATAGCTTTTTTACTTTTACCTTTAGCTAATGGCATTTAACACTTCCACCTTCTTCTTGCTTGCCTAATTCTTGAATTAGGGTCATTTCTTGTTTTTGCAGAGCTACGTTTTAATTGCCCAAGTGACCTTGCACAATAAGACTTACGTCTTTTTGCAGCCTTGCTACCTTTTTTAACTTTGCCTGTAACGGCTGTTTTGAGTTTTGAACCGGGGTTAGCCTTTCTATAAGCTTTAACACCCTTTTTGGTCATACCAGCACCCTTTTTAGTAGGACGGTAATTTGCACCCTTACCCTTGGTTGTTCTCGGTATGTTTTTAGCTTTTCTTTTTTTCTTCTCTGCCATAATTATTCTGGGTACGGCCTATTTTGTATTAATAATATATCCAAAGCAGCAGAAACGGTAACTGTTCCGCCTGCCGAGTCTGCTTTAGCTCTAACTTCTATATCTGTTTTTTCAGTAAATTTTAAAGGGTAAGGATATTCAATCGTACTATAACCTGAACTTGATAAAACCCTGTCTTTTACATTAAAAACACCGCCATAGGGTCTAGCTACTAAACTTAAA